AGATGACTTGAATTGATGAAACGCCAGAAAACGATTGAGGAATTTCATCGAATTGTACTTCACGGTCAATACCGTTTGCATCAGCAACAGTAAAAATGGTTGATGACAATTTGTTGCCGATTGTTCCTCTACGTAAAGGAACATTAAAACTGATAGTATATGGTGTTGATGCGTTTAAAACCGGAATAAATCTTTTCTGTAAACGAATGGATAAACTTGAACCTAGAATAGAATTCGTGTCTACAGAATCGATAGCATCTTGAACTTTTGATAAAATAAATTGTGAACCAAACTTATCTAAATTGGTTACTTTATAATTCAAAATAGCATTTTTTATTGCTGTTTTTAATTGACTATCAGTTAATACCGTTTTTGTTGGGTTATAAGTAACATTGGATGAAACAAGTAAATACAGAAACTCGGGGTCTCTGAAGACAGTTTGAATAGCAACGATTGCTTTTGGTTTGATAATTTCATCAATAATACGTTGCTTTTCAGTTTCAGATATAAAATAGTTTTCTTCAGTTTTTAAAGAAATATAAACTATACCAAATTTTGGAGGTGATTCGTCTTCTCCACCCCAAACAGATACAGATTCAACCGCTGGATAATTCTTCTGAATATATGATTCATAATCTGAAAAAGTTACTAGACGATTTTGTGTCGTATATTGTAAAGGAGCCGCAAATTTAATATTGTCTACCGACTCCCTTTCGGAACCACCAGACGCTTCACTAACAGGGTCAACACTAAAGTCACTTATTGGATTGTCTAACGAATCTTTTATTATTTGTCCATTGTCTACGAAATTGTTTGCTTTATTGGCAGCGGTTCCACTAGTAATAAGGTAAGAAATGCTAACAATTGAACCGTCAGGTATTTTCTTACCAATTACATCGTCACCAAAATAAATTTCATACTGTTGATTTTTGCCTTCTTGTAAATAAAAAACTTCAGATTGTGTGGAAGTGTTACTGGCATCAGCAGCAAAACTATAAACAAAAATCTCAGTATTTGTTGTAGATGGTTGAACAGATACAGAAATGGTTGTTGTGTCTATCTCTGTATCAGGAAGCCTAAAAATTTGTTTTGGGTTAGTAGCATCGTTATGATTATACGCATATGATACCAACTGTCCTTGATATATTGGTAGATTTAAAAACGTGAATGATGTATTCGATTTGGTTATGGTAGTTTCATTAAGTGTAACAAAAGGATAACTTACTCCATCTATGTCGTTAGATAAAAATCTAAATCCTTTTGGAATGGTCAATGTTGATTCTATATCTGAACCTGTATTCGCAGTAAAATTAATAATGGCACGTGGCGCTTTTCTTGAATATGGAACATATCCTAAAACCTTTGCGTGTGATACAACGGAGTCACGCAGTAATGCGGTGTCCATGAAGGCTTCATTAGCAACCATATTCAAATAGTATGCCTGATAATGCGTGTTATAAGCCAAGATATCAAGTAAAACAGATAGTCCCGATCCTTCAAAATCGTAGTCTGTGAACTCTGATTGCTGATTTAAAAACGTTTTTAAATTTTCCTTGATTGTATCAAAATCAAGTTCTGTTACTCTTAGTCTATCTGCCATTTTTATCTAATTCTTTCCAAGAAGAAGTCGATGGTAATTGGGTTAGGTAAATTCACTATTGTAAAAGTTAAAGATACAGCATAAAGGTTTTCATCAGGAGATGCCTGCGCCCTTATGTTTGTTATTGAAACTCTAGGCTCATAATTTAAAATTGTTTCTGCTATTGCTCTCTCTAGTTGAGAAGCCACCAAAGGATCGACGTTTTCAAATAAAAGACCTCTGACTGAAGAGCCTATTTCTGGTCTAAAAGGTTTTTCGAAAAAATTAGTCGAAATCAAGTTTTTCACCGAGTTAATTATTGCAAACTCATTGATATGCTTGGTTACATCCTTTTTTACCGGATGAACGTTAAAGTTCAAATCCAGGTCACGAAATGATCTTTCAGAGGATATCGAAGGACTTCTAGATGTTATTGTGGTAGCCATCTTTTATTTATTCAACCTACAAACACATTTGGTGATCCAGATGCTACGGCAGTGCATCCTCCAATACCGTCACCAACACGGCCAGCACCTCTACCGTTGACTCTTACAGTGCTGGAACCAGACGAAATTGCTGCTGTATGAACAAAACACGGGTTATCTCCGGGAATTAAATGTGGTGTGTTAATATGACCTTGGCAACTCCAAGGTATACCATTTACCAAAACATTTGTTGAGCCTTGGGCTCTTGCTGGAGTCGAACAATGCGTAATATCCATATCTCCAATTCTACATGCTGCTGGCATAATTTTCTCCTTTTATTCGGCAGGTTCTACCCAACCCGCTGGGTCTGAGATATATGTTGGAGTTGAAGACGAACCATCTCCAACCGACAACCAATTTCCCGCATCATCTGTATGATAAACTTTTATTGTGCCTGCGGGAGGAGCAGAAGTAAAAGTTATATAATTTCCATTTACTGTGTACATTGACGGTGTTACAACCAATTCACTACCTGCAAAATAAACTGCAATGTTGTACTCTGTTGTTCCAGTTTTATAACTAGGTGTTCTAGACATTGGTCCAAAAGTTGTTAGCACTCCGTTTCCTGTAAATGTATCTAAAACAAACTGATATTCAATTATCGTTCTTGTTGGACTACTTGGATTTTCTTCAGCATATATGTTGTTCATTAAAGTGTTCAAACGTGTAAAATATCTAGTGGGTATTAAGTGTACTTGTTGAGTCTCTTCTTCAGTTTGTCCTTGTGCTAAAAAAGTAAAAGTAACAGTTTTCTCAAGAGAATCATCTGGATAAAATTTTACAATGTGATTCCAACCAGTCGTCGTTGATCTTGTCGGTGCTTTTGTTGCAAGTAATGCCGAATAAGAATTATACGTAGTTACTGGAAAATCGCCAGTTGGTTTTGCATCTGAACCATAAAAACTAGAGGCATTTGGGTCATAATTATTTGTATTCACTACCTGGTAAATATCTCTTGTGGCTAAATCATCTCCGTATTTTCCAGACAAAGTATAAGTTGTTATGTAAAACTGCGCCAGAGTGCCGACAAGAATACAACTGGTATTCGTCATTGTAACACCAGTTATCACACCCTGTGTCGATAATCCTTTATCTACTATGGCATTAACAAACGAAACATTTACTGGTTGTCCCATATCAACCAAAGTTTTAGCATGAGAAAACTCTACAGTTTCTCCGTCAGGTATCACTCTAAACTGTGTACCATATGTTGATAAAGCCATTTCTAAAAAGTTCCTCTTTTCATTAACTCTTGAAATCTTGGCATCCAAGATTCTATTTCCTCATGATCTTCTTTAGTATGCGGTGGCGGTGGCATATATGGATTAAATTTAATCACAGCATCAAACTTTTTTGGTATGTCTTCCCAACGTTCGTAGGTTTTCAACTCACCGTTCATTAAAATAACAAATTCATGTTTCATGTTTAGTTCAGCCTAATTATTGATCCTTGTATAGTCATTGTACCACCAGATTTAATTGTTGCAGAACCACTTGCTTGAATATCTAACGTCTGACATGTCGCCCTTAATCTCTGAGTTACAGCCAGTGTAGCATTCTTTTTAATTGTTCCATTCAGATTACCATCGACTGTAGCAGTAACATCACCCTTGACTGTGGCATCAACATTTTTACCAACAGTCATTTTAACATTTTTGTCCACTTTGACGTAAGCGTTTTCTTTTACATAAACTTCAGCATCCCCTTGCACCGTAACAAAGCACTTACCCATAATATAAACACGGTCATTGCCCATTACGATTTCATAATTATCTTTAGTAATTTTTTCTACTTTATCGCCAGCAGGAAACCATTCTTGAAATGAACCATTACGGTGTGCAAGATGAATACGCTCTTTACCAACAGTATCATCGAACTCCATAATGTGTCCAGACTCAGTTTCAACAACGTTGTTATATGGATACTTTGCATCGTATTGTGTTGTTGGTTCAGTCCAAGCACTGGTTTCAGCAACGGGAATTGATTTGACTAAGTTATCTTTACGTTCTTGTATAAACGTCTTTGACATGTTTTCATCATTACGTGCTAATCGTGATGTTGTTGGCTCGTCTAAAATTTTTGGATAAAGAGATGCTCTACTCTCTTCCGTAATCTGTATACCTGAGCCATTTGTTCTATATGATTTAGATTTTGGTGGTCTAGGCGCAGATGACAGTTGTGAATCGGTTCTTGGGTCAGTAAAAGGCTCTTGTCGATTTGGTGCTTTTAGGGGTATACCAGGAAGACCACCAATCATAACAGGCTCCTGAGCATTCTCACCATCAACAAAAAAACCAAAAATCATGTCACCTTCTTTTGGCGCATATACAGTTGAAGAGTTTACTGGAATAATTGGAGTTGCCCACGGTAACATGTTTGTCGGCAATTGCATTTTGTTTTCTGAATGCCAACCAACACAACGAACCCGACAACGACCCAATTTTAAAGGGTCATTTCTATCTTCAACAACACCAATCCACCAGATAAAATTTGCTCTACCAGCAAAATCATATACATTTTCGTTCATTGTGACCTCTTCAATAATTCATTTTGCTGTGGATTACTTGTGTAAACTTGTGTATCATTTGTTGAATCTGTTGCTATCTCAATTAGTGTCTCATGTTTATTGTGAGTTATCGTGTGCCTTGCAGCCACAATTAAATATTTACCATTTAAAGTAACTTCTTCATTCTCAGAATTTTTGCTTTTGCTTTTAAAACCGGATGTCAAAACTTCAACATTAAATCCAGAAGTTAATTGAAAATTACCTGGCATCACAACCTTCATTCTTCTGGCTATTAAGTTTTTAAAAATAGCCTTTCTTTGAAATAAAAAGTTTTCATACGGTTCTGTTTTTGAAATTGAATCTGAATCGTATTTCTTAATGTAAGAACTGTTCTTTCTATTTGTACCAAAAATGCTTAACACTTTTCTTGAATCCACAGAAGATAAATTTGTCGTATTATCTTTATTGAAAATTTCAGGTCTATTTGGCGTGTTATTCAGGTGATCAACCGAGCCGTAATGATCATCAAAGGTTATAACTTTTTCACCAAGACTTCTAGTTATCGGGTCAAATCCTATGAATCTACCGGAATTCACACCGCTTCTAATTCTATCGATTGAATCATTTTGAACTAGTATTTCATAACTTCGGGCACTACTCATCTCAGACAATGCATCATTGTTTGTCAAATTTTTAGGATCGAAGTTTATTTTGAGTATTGATTCATTTTTAATGAGGGTTGATAAAGAGACATAATTATAACCAAAAATATTCGAAAAGAAAACAAAACTTGGCGCATTATTATTATCAACAGAACGTTTTGCACACCATTCTATTGCTTCTAATGGTGGTAAATTAGGTATGACCACTTTTCTTATACCCAAAGACTCTTCAATTATACCTTTATGGTTATTTTCCAGTTTTAAATAATTTGCTAGTATTTTTTTAGCAACATCCGAATATGTGGTTTGATAACTCTGATTTACTTTCTGTTGAGTTGAAAAAACAAATTCATCAGAAATAAAATGCAAAACATATTTTTCTGTTGATTGATTCACATTTTTTCGATCAGTTTGTTTGTATATTCTGAACGACTTTGTAAAAGGTATAAAACCAGGACTTTTTTCTATATCGATCAGTATGACTTCAGAGCCATCAAATCTAAGTGTACTCGACAGTCCAACAGTGTCAGTAATTAAAATATTACCTGACATCATTGGCATAAACAACGAATCATAAACATTAATTTCATCATACATGGGCGAAACATCAACACCTCCACCCTTCGACATGATGGAAATTTGCTTTATCTTAAACTGTAGTGAATCTTGTAAAGTCGTGGTCATTATTTAATAATTTGTTTAAACTCTTCGAAAACATCGGCAGCAAAATCGGGTTTCAATAACCTTATTTTTCTCTTATCTTCATTCACTTGCATCTCATAGTCATAGTATGTTAATTTCTCTTTCGATACAGTTTCATTGACAACTTTTCCATTTTGCAATGTATATGACATCGTACCAACTATCACATTAGCATATGCATTTGCAGTTACCTGTATTTTTTCTTTAACCGTTTTACTGTCTGCCGTTTGTGCGGTTAAAATTCTTGTATTTACTTGATAGTATGAATGAATATTATTCTCACTTTTTGCCCACTGTAATCCAGTCTGCACTGTCGTATTAGCGGCGCCATTAGCAGCATATTTTTCACTCACATACTTTACAAAATTAGGGTAACTTAAAGGCCAATCATACTGTGGATCGATAATGTCGTTGAACATCAAAACGATCCAATGTCTTTCAGAACTACCATAAAGTTTGTAGGCTATTGATTCTGGTGTGTCCGAATCTTTTATTTCATAAGGATAGAAAACATTTAAGTT